ATTTGGAGGAACTGTCCCGAGAACAAGAGCAAATATTAGGGATGAACCCTATAATACAAATACTGGGGATTTAGTAAGACATGGTAATGATTGGAATGGATATATTACCCCGGACCATTCATCTCAACGGGGAGTAATAGAACGAGCAACAGGTATTCAGAGAATACCAGCAACAATACGATATTGGATATTACATAGTAAAATCACTTGGAGAATATATACAGGAGATTATAGTATTACACAACGAATAGTTGATACACTAACGAGAATAATTACAGAAGAAATAAGTGCGGGAAGAGATTTTAGACAAACAGTAAGGGAATATTTATTACAACAGGGAGTTGTTGGTCAAGAAATAGAAAAATTATTCAGTAATTTATCGGGTGTTTTATTAGAATTAATGAATTTACCAGGAAATATTTTAAGAATACCACAAACAGCATATAACTATTTGAAAGATTTATTTACTAGTTTTTTACAAGCAAGAGTAACTCGTCCAGAACCAGAACCAGAACCAATACCGCCAGAACCACGTGTCTTTTCTGATTTTCAACCATATAGAGCTAGAACAAAAAGGAGAAAAAAAAGAAGCATAAGAAGAAAATATAAATAATTAAACTTTAAGATATTCTTTATCAGTAAAAGGGTCATGTTCACATGTTTTACACAAACATAATCCGTTATCAATGATATTTATTCTAAGATAAGGATTAACGCATCCCATACAATATTTTAAAGACTCTTTTTTGCCGTCCAGTATAACAGAGCAATTTGAACCGATACATGCACCAGCGATAGAACAATGAAAGAATTGATTACAGGATCCGCAATTAATTTGAAGAGCATGATCTCCGAGTGAAAATCTTTCTTGACAGGCCCCGCAGTGAATAATTTCTGCAAGGAATTCCTTTGTGAATTCATCTCTTTGTTTAGATTTTTCTTCTATAGCTAGTTTATTATCGTATATTGCAGACTTTTTATTCTGCTGAGGATAAACAGATTTTCTTTTCACACGCTTATTTTTAAGAATAGATACTGGTTGATCTACAGTCTTTTTTGGAAGAGGGTGAATCTTATGAAAATTCTTTTGCTTTTTCTTATCAGAAAAACAACAACTCATGTTTTAAATATTAAACAAATTAATTCAAATTTTTTTCTAATAATTAATAAATGACTAAAGAAGCAAATAGACAAAAGAGAGAAGTATGGGAAGGAAAGCGTTCAAAGACCGCATCTGGTTTAAAGAAAAAAGATTTAATGAAGAATAAAGATGGTAAAGTTGTTTCTAAAAAGCAACATAAGAGAGGACAGGAATTATACAGAATGATGAAAAAAGATGGTAGATTGGCAGATCCATTCAAAAAAAGATCTAGATCTAGTTCAAAAACACCTAAGAGATCTAAGAAATCAAGATCTAATAAAAAGAGAAGCAGATCAAACAGAAGACGTTAATCATAGGTGGTACTTTTAACTGAAATATATTCATAAACTTCTTTTTCTTTAAAGTTTATGATATCTTCAATATTTTTAAGATAAATATTTTTTTCATCATTCATATTTTTTTCATCAATATGCGCAAACATGTTGTAAACTAATTCAATTTCTTTTTCATTCCAGAATTTTTTAAGTCCTTCTATCAGAGGTGAATTTTTTTCTAAAGAATTATCAATTACATTAACATCTATAAATTTTTCAACAATATTAATATAATGTAATAGAGTATGATTAATGATAGTATTATTATCATAAACTTTACTTAGTTCTTTAAGACCATTTACACATTTTCTTAACAAACAAATATGTATTCTATTTTCTCTATCACAATATTGAATAATTTTAATAATAGGATTATAAAGATTATGTAAATCTTCTCTGCAGTCACCTGTCCATATTCTTAAGAACCCCTGTATGATAGAAGGTTCGTGAAATTGAATAGAGTTATTATAAATAGAAATTTTAGTTCCTTCAGTTTTATAACTGAGGAGTATTATTTTTATTAAACAACAGAAAGGTTCTAAGATTAAGTTCTTTTGAGTATTCATATTACTTGTAAAATAAGAATAAAGTTTTATATAATTATTTACATTTGTGAACATTATTAATATAATTTATAAAAATTTGAATATTTAAAAATTAAAATATTAAATAGTATAAATGTTGATTCCAGTAAGATGTTTTACATGTAATAATATGATTGGAGATAAATGGAATGCTTATGTAAAAATAGTAGCAATGGAAAAACAAAAGAATAATGATAAAAAGGCATCAGATGATCTTGATATAGAATATATTGAAGTAGGGAAAGGAGATAAAGTTAAGAAGAGTATTGAAGGTAAAGTATTAGATGATTTGGATCTTCACAAATATTGTTGTAGAAGGATGATGCTTACTAATGTACATTTAATTTCTTACATTTAATTTATATAGTATAATATAATGGTAAATCAAAATGAAAATAATAATAGAATAAACAATGAAGTAAATGCTCAGCAAAATTTACAGGTAAGTGATAATAGACCACAAATAAGTGGAACGATTGATCGTTTTAACAAACATTTAACAAATTCAGAAATAAGTTATATAAATAAAATTTATCATCAAGATAATAAAAAAAAAGAAAAAACTATTTTTGATATGAATTTAGGAGAAATTATGGAAAATACATCTAATTTTTTTAATAATTTTTTAATGGAATATACAAATAAAATTTACGATACAGAATTATATTATTCTGATAGTAATAACAAAGGGGTTTTAGAAAATGTAAAAATTTATGTAATAGCATTTGTAAGATATATAAATGAAAGTGATAATATTATTTATTTTGGTATACTATTAATTTTAATATCATTAATTTTATATTTTTTAAATATAACAAGAGGTAAGAAGGATGATTGATTTATTTATAATAGGGATTGTTATAGTCATTTTATTATTTGTAGATATGAAGTATGCGATAATAGCTTTAATTGCTTTATATTTACTAAAAGAATATTCACAGATAAAAAATACGGTAATAAAAGAACTAAAACCACCAAAAGTAAGAATAGAATATAATTCTAATATAAAAGATATATTAGAATCTTTAAAGAAATTTAAGAAAAGATCAAAAAATCAATATTTAAAAGGGGTATATTATTGGAATAAATTTATAAAGACAGTCCAAATATTGGAAGATGATAGTTTAGAAAACTATAATCCTTATTTTGACAAATCATTTGATTATTTAAAAGAATCTGTAAATTACTTTCATTCAATAAATACAGATGTTCCTGAAAGAGATTTAGTGGATGGATTAAAACACACTGATTTTACAAATGCTAAAAAAACAAAAGAAGTAGCGAAATTATCAAAAGAATTATATAAAGAAGGATATTTAATTCTTTATAATCTGTCTTTAAAACTAAATAAAAAATGGAAAGAAAATCCAAATATAAATAATAAACAAATTATTTTAGATCATCCTTTACCATATAATGATAAGAATACCAGTTTTGATTTTTATATTTGATTGTGTTTAATAAAAAAAGATAATATAATTTTAATTGTATATGAATTCTGTTTTTAGAATGAATCCAAATGATTTACAAAAAAAAATGATATATCTCAATTATTTAAATAAAGATAAAAATTTTGATTTTTTAGATTTAATTTTTAAAAAATATGATATAAATATTTGTATTTATTATGAAATAATATCAGGGATAGAAGAATTTAAATTAAAAAATATTCTTAGATTTTTTAATTCAAGATTATTAAAAATAGATGAAAAGGTAAATTATGATAATAAACTTTCATATGCTGAATTTAATGAAATCATTAAAGATTATATAAATAATGATATTAGTAAATGTATAGTAATTATGAATTTAATACAACATTATATTTATCCTATGAAGTAAGTAAATTCATAGAATTTTTGATACTATTTTCTTGATTCGGTAAATTATTCTTTCTATATAATTTAAGATCTTTTTTATTGTTTGCTTGATTAAGATTATTTTCATATGTATTAATCACATGATTAATTGGTATGATAGGTGGAATACTAATATTAAAAATAGTATTTGTTTTAAAATTTTTTCTATAATCACCGATATCCAAACTACCACCAAAATTCTTTAATAATAATTTTTCAGGAGCTAAATTAATTTTTTTACCAATTGTATTATTGCTAATATTATAATAAAGATTAATTAAAGAATAAATTTCAAGATTATTATTAAAATTATCAAAAGTATATCTTGATGCACATTCAAGAGAACAAAAATATCCATAAATATAAAATATATTATTTGTATATTTTATTGGTATTCCGAATGTATTATTTTCAAAACTATGACAACAATTCCAACATAAAGAACAAACATTATCTTCATTTGTTTCATTTATTTCTTCAAAAATTTCTTTATTATCAAATGAATCAATATTATCATGTTTAACATTAACTTTTTTTAATCGAATTATTAGATTATTAGTATTTGTATTACTTGTAAAAACAGGATTATCATTTTTTATAATATTTTCTTTAGGTTTCCTACCTCTTTTTTTTGGTGGTGGTTTTTCAAGGAAATTTTCAGAAGCAATTTTATTTTTATTCTTAGAACCAACTTTTCTCCCTCTTTTTTTAGGTTTTACTTCTTCATTATTATGATCCATTATTAATAATAAATATAAAATATTTATCTTTATATAGATTTGTCTTTTTCATCAACATTAACTAACCTTCTTACAACCAACCAATAAACAAGTATACTCAAACAAATAAAGATAGTAGTTTTCAAAAATTTCATATTAAAGAAAGATATATCTCTATTATTCATAACGAAAAGCATTTGTGTAAATACTTGAATAGTAACCATTCTTAAAATATCTTGAATTACAAAAGTTGTTGTTTCTCCATCTTTTAAATTTAATAAAGATTCCATATATTATTATTATATATAAAAAATAAGTTTAAAATAAACTATTTTTTTAATTAAATATAGTAAATTATGGCAATAGGAGAAGTTCAAATGGGTAATTTACCTTTAATAATGATAGCAATTTCTATTATATGTATAGGTGTATTAGGGTTTTTAGAGATGAAAAAACTTTATATTAAATTAAATGTTATCACAAATAAATTAGATGAATTAAATGAAACTATTAGTAAAGCTCCTGAAAAAACAGAAGAAACCCCTACACAGACTCAACCAAGAATGATCCATCCTGGTCAATTACCACCACATATACAGCACCAAATGATGTTGAGGAGGCAACAAGAAGAGTTACACATGATGAGGCAAAATGAAGCACAGAGGAATCAAAGAGTAATGGAAGATAATGTAGAATATGAAGAAAGGGTGGTTGTCGACGATGATAATGTTGATGAATCTCTTAGTGATAATGAATCAAGAGATGATGATATTGTAAGTAATTCTGTAAGTAATTCTGTAAGTAATTCTGAAAATAATGATATAGAAAATATTGATAATGATATAGAAAATATTGAAGAAGAAGAAAATGATGAAGATATAGAAATTGGATTAGATAATGAATATAAACATTTATCGATTAAAGAATTAAAAGAATTATGTATTGAAAGAAATTTACAGGTTTCAGGAAATAAAAGTAAATTAATTTCAAGATTAATGGAAAATAACTAAAAAAAAAATATATTTTAAGTATATAAATGGCAAAAGCAACTGATAATTTTCACAATGATTTTCCAGCAAGAATGGCTTATGGTTTTATGACAGATTATTACCCAAATTGTGAATTAAATTTAGCAATGCAAAAAAATATGACAAGTTGGCAATATCGTTTATTTTTAATTAGAAACGGAAATCAAATTAGAAATATGAATAGCGATTTTAATAATAAAAGATTTGGTTGTAATAATTGTAATGACCCTTCTATCCCAGCACAAACTAGATATTTACAAAATTGTACAAATGATGTTTGCCATATTAAAGAACAAAATCCTAGAGGAATAGGTTTATATTAATTTATTGTTTCCATCTATTTTTACAATTCAAACAAGTAATAAATTGTGTCATGGGTTCATCAGCAGAACGAGTTTGTACTTCATAATAAGAACATGATCTACTAAAACATTTTCTACACTTAAACTGATCTGTCATAGCTTCTGGTTTGAGAGTATATTTAAGTTCATCCATTTTAGATTTTCTATCCATAAGTTCTTTCCAATTTTCAGGAAATATATCATAAACAGAAAGTTTAGCGATATTATTTGGATCAATTTTCTTTTCTAATATATTTTTTAAAAGGTAATTATTTTTAATATAAGTATCTGAATTTAAATTAGAGTAAATTGAAATACATTTATTCATATAAAGATTATCAAAAACATTATTAGTCCATGATCTTATAATGTTTTTTTTCTTTGCAACATCAATACAATAGTTATAAATACTTTTTTCAATTATTTTAGATAGTTGTAAATTATCAAGTAATGAATTAAACTTAATAACAAATTTAATTCTTTTTTGATCATTAGAATTAGAATAACTCATTTTTTATTATTAATAAATTATTTTTCAAATTTTAAATATATTTAATAAACATTATTATCTGTATCAAGAATTTCATTTTCTTCATAATCTTCGGTATTATTATAATCATCGTTATCTTCTTCGGAATTAAAATTTGGATTATAATCTTCATCTTCACTAAAAATTTCTTCATCATAGCCATCATCATTTTCATCTTCAGATAAACAATCGTCAAATCCTTCATTCATTTCATCATAAAATAAACTATAATCAGAAACAGTAAAATCATTATAAGATTTTTTATCATTCATAGAAATAATAAATAAATCTCCGAAAAGTATTTTTGATGATGAATCTTCTTCTAAAAATAATGAAGAACCGTTGGGCGCTAAATCATGTTTATTTTCAAAACCAGCATCACCATCATACCATCCATAACATTTAATAAAAGAATTATCGTGTTTCCAAGAATATAATTCTTTAATAGATTCATTGCCTTGCGATGTTGAATTCTTTATAAGTGTATTTAAACAATTTTTTGGTAGTTTAATATCTAGTTCATTCATTGAACCATCTTTATTAATTCTAATAAACTTCATTTTAATTTATAATTTATAATTTAATTAATCCTTAAATATTATTTTATAGGTTATAGTAAATGTATAAAAAGAAAAATCCTTTAGAAAAAAGAAAACAAGAATCTGAAAGTATTTTAAAGAAATATCCAAGTAGATTACCAGTTATTGTTGAGAAATCAATTAAGTGTAAAGATGTTAATGATATTGATAAAACCAAATATCTTGTTCCAGATGATTTAACAATGGGTCAATTTATTTTTGTAATAAGAAAAAGATTAAAAATAACACCTGAAAAAGCATTATTTGTATTTATTAATAATAAATTAGTAGCTACACACGCATTAATGTCCCAGGTTTATAAAGATGAAAAAGAAGAAGATAATTTTTTATATGTTCAATATAGTAGCGAAAATACATTTGGTTAAGTATTTAAAAGATTAAAATTATTTTGTAATAAATGATAACTATTATTCCTTTTAAAGAAAAAAAAGCGAATATTTTTAATGTTAAAAAAGATTTAAGTGATTTACATAAATTTATGGATTTATATAAATTAGTATCGATAGGTCTTCATAAAAGTTTATTTAAAAATAATTGTTTAGTAATTTGCAATGAATCTAAGATAGAAACATATAAAATAAAATTAAAAGATAGTTATTCGAAAGGAAATTATTTATATATAGATTTTGATAAAGAATTAATTGAAAATTTTACATTTTATGATTCCGATTATGAAGAAGAATATAATTTATATATGAATAAGATAGATTCTGTTGAAATAAACATAAAAGAATATTCTGATTATTTTGAAATAGAATATACTACGGATGATTTAGATAAATTTAATAAATTTTGTAATTATTTTATTATATAATATAATATATATGAAATTTGAATACGTAGTTTTGATAGTTTTATTATTAATTTTAGCTTCTCATATTTTTTTAAATAAAAGTGTAAATTTTCAAGGTACACTTGTAAAACTTAGTCAAGAATTAGGTAAATTCCCAAGACCTCAAATTTCAAGAGGTTATCAACAATTATCTAAACAAACTGTTAAAGATCCTTTATATAATCAAGTAGAAGGTAAAATAGATGAATCTAAAGTAAATATTATCAGAAGTAGTAATTTACAGAATGATAAAAATCCAATTTATTATAATCCAAGTGCTTATAAGAAAGATTTTATGTCTCCGAATCCATTAGGTACAACTGAATATAATTTTGCCGAATTTAATGATGATAAGACATCATACGCATGGACAGATAATAATGTTTCACAACACCCAGCATTTTACAGAAGTGAATTTTCAGATGAAAAAACAAATGTAGGTAATTTTTTTGATAAAACAAATCAATTTCATGATAAAACATCGTCCCAATCAACAAATAATTTACCTGATAGATGCTTTTTAGATAAAGATGATAATGTAGTTTGTAATTTTAATGATCGTTTACAGAATATACCACCATCATTAATAAATGAAAAAAATAATAAGATATTAGATTACATTGGTATATTAGGTGAAAAAAATAGTTTAAATAAAGATATTAATTCGCAGAGTATTCAAAATGTGGGTGGGAATGATCATGTAATGTATAGTTATAATGAAGAAAAAGAAATGAATGGTTCTGAAGTAATTAAAGGGGTTTATGGAAGTAATACAACAAATGAACATTATTTAGATTTAAATTCAATAGATTACAAGAATAATTTTTCTATTTAATATATATAATGAAGTTAAAATTTCATAATAACAGAAGTCATAATTTAACAGAATATCTTACTCGTTTTGGTTGGCAAGAAGTAGAAAAGAATGAACAATCTGATTTTTCTTTATGGGATACATATGGTAAAGAAGATATTGTATCTAAAATAAAAGTATGGCCTAAAGAGTTTTATTCAATGATAGATTGTTTATGGACATGGCATACACGTTTAGAAAAAAATAATGTAGAACATTTAGCACCTAGAACAATTACAGATTGGGAAAAAGATAAATTAGGTCCTGAAGATTTTCAGAATGGAGAAATATGGTTTTTTAAACAAATATTTGGTGTTCATGGAAAAGGAATTAATTTATTCTCAACATATAAAGAATATCAAGAAATAAATGATTATATTCAAAAAGCTTCATCAATGCAGGGCCCTTGTCTTCAAGAAGATTTAAAACATCATTATATTTTACAACAAGGTATTGTTGATACAAATCTTATTCAAGGGAGAAAATATATCTTACGCGTTTATACATTAACATTAGGGAATGGATCAACATATTTATATAATGATTGTTTTTATTATTCAGCATTATTCCCTAAAAAATATGATAATAAAGATTGTTATATAGGTGAAAATAATAAAGTTTATCCTTTAAATGTAAAAAATAAAGCTAATAAAACATTTGTACCAGCAAAACAAATGAGGACAAATGTTCATGTTTCACATTGGCATCAACAGAGAGAGGGACAATATAATATTATAGACAATAGAATTATGGGGATATTATCTGAATTACCGATTTATAAACAGGTAATGAATAATTTATTTAGAAATGCAAGAGAGATGTCTAAATTACAAACAGAAGTGCTTGATGAATATTCTAAATGTAGAGAAAAACCTATAAATATAAATTTAAGTGATATTTATCAAATATGGGGTTCTGATTATATTGTAGAAGAAAATTTAGGAGTTAAATGTTTAGAAATAAATGCTTTCCCTAATTTATCACATGGGGATCCTTATAAGGGTAAAGCTGGTAGTAAAAAAAGACCACATGAAATTAAATTTAGAAAGAATGGTTTTGATAGAGATTTAATGAGAAGATTAGGTTTTAATTTAGAAAATACGAACAAACCTAATAATTGGGTTCTTGTAAATAAAGAAAATTTAGGTATGAAAGCAGAAGATATGTTATTACAGAAACAAACAGGTCAAAAAACGAGAAAGAATAAAAGAAGAAAATCAAGAAAAAGAAGTCGAAGGAGAACTAGGAGAAGATAAACTCAAGATTTATTTCAAGATTATATTTTAAACACCATTGTTTAGCAATTTGTATTTGTTTATTAGTAGGTTTATTTTGTATATGTCTATTTGTTTTAACAATCTTCAATACATTATTGATATTTTGTATTTGATTATTAATAAAATTTGTATTAAAATGATTAAGATCCTGTAAGAATGATTCAGGGACAAATAATTCAAAAGTATCTAAATTTTCATATGATTTATACATCATATTACTTATATCAGTATTTAAACCTTTAAAATTTTTACATACAATATATTTTTCAGAATTAGATGTTCTACTTGTATCTGGTTTATAAAAATATATTTCTTCATAATGTAAATATAGTATATAAAGTAATTGTATTGTTTTAATATTAAGAATATCAAACATTTTAATAATAAAATTACCGGAAATTTCTTGTACGTTTAATGCGATAAAGATTTCACAAAATAATAATTGTATAGAAGATTTTTCTTGTTCATTATAATTTTCTGAAAAATCAAAACCACCATCGGATGTAACTGTATGACATTTGTTTTTATTATTTCTTATATAATGTAAAGCGTTTTTTAAATTATAGATATTACCAGTTTTATCTTCACCATAAAGTATTATATTTTTTTTATTATTTAAGATATTATTATTCCAATATGGAACTTTTTTATCATCAGAGACTAAAGTAATTGCATAAACGTTATTGATTGTAAGATTCTTTTTTTTATAAGAATCATGAATACATTGAATAAAACCGCCTGGTCCTTCAGCAATACATGATGTGAATGAATTATCTTTAAAAAGATTAAATTCATGTAATATTTCAAGTAATTTAAAATAAGATCGACTAATAGGGACAACATTACACATATTTTTAGAGGTATTTGAGGAAGTATAAACATATTCAAAATCATTATGAAATTTTTTGGATAGTTCCCATTTTTTTAAATTACAACTATCAATTTTACATTTTGTATTATATAAAGATTTACTTAAAATATCATTTTTTATATAATTAGTTTTTTCATCAAGATTAATAATTCTTTCATGATGAGATAGTTTATAAAGTTTCATGTATTATTTTTATAATTTTCTTTTAAATAATTATATTTATAATATATATATATATAATGGACCTTTGTAATTTAGAAAAAGATGAAGAAGAAGTGCCTGATGTCCCTGAATTATTGAGTTATGAAGATTTGATAGAAAAATATGCAAATTTCTTGACAATTGAAGAGTATATAAATGTTGTTATGTATGAAAATGATGGAAATATGTTAGAATTCTGGGATATTATATTGATAGGTATTAATGAAAAAATAAAATTTTTAACATCAATTACAGATGCTGAATTATTAGAAGGTGCTAAAGAAGAAATTGAAAGTGAATTAGCAGCAGTAACTCTATTAACAATACAAAACACAAGACTTAGTGATTCTGAACAATCAAAATTACAAACTATTATAGAAACGCAAGATGATATAATGGCAGCAAAAAGATTAATGGAACTTTCAAAGGGTAGTAGTAGTAAAAAATATAAAAAATCTAGGAAAACAAGAAAGTCAAGAAAGTCTAAAAAATCTAGAAAAACAAGGAAAACAAGGAAATCTAAAAGACAAAAGTTAAGAACGAATAAAAAACGTAAAAAACGTAAAAATAGAAGAATAAAAACAGGTGGTGTAGCAGTAGGTAATGAAGATGAACCGGCAAGAAATGTATGGAATCCTATTGATTTTACAAAGTTTAAATCAAATATAGGATTTTATATTAGAAGATTAGGGATTTTATTAGGTATTATTAGTGAAGATGCTTTACAAAAGAGACATTCAGGTCAACCTGAAGCAGTAGATTTTATTGATGGAAAACCACCCGATAATGGTTTAAATGGTGTTGAAGGCGATGATATAGATAAAATAAATGCCGATATAGGTTTAGCACAAGCAGAAAACGCTGTTAAATCAGCGCATGAAGCTATGGGAAATAAGGTAATTGACCCCGAAGAAGCACGAATAATGGTTGAAGAAACTGAAAGAGCACTTGAAGAAGCACGAAAAGTTGCTGAAGCAGAAGCAAAAGAATTAAAAAGAAAAGGAATAATAGAAACAAATAAAGGTTATTTTATTTTAGGAAAATGTTTAGGTCGTGGGGGGTCGTTTAAATCTCCATTTCAATTATTGTATTGTAAAAGAGATGCAGCAATACATCATTCTATACGTGATTTATTAAAAAACAGAGAAAATTTTAATGTAAATGAAATATCAAGGATACATCAGAAATTATTTTTTATAGATTTTGAAGATATAATAAAGGATCAAGGTTGTGAAGTATTTTGGAATGAACGTAATGTAAATGATGTTCGTAGAGCAGACCCAAGAGAAACAATATATTTACTAAAATCATATATATTTTTAAAAATTGACAATTTCAATTGTTCAAGGCGTGATATATGTGATGAATATGAATTGGGTAAAAAACTTTTTAATGTTAAATATGATGATGGTATATCTCTTTCACCGCGTCCATTAGAAATATATTATAAAAGAATGGACGGGAATATTATCCTTGATGATAGATTTGATAAACAAGAATATGGAATTAGATCAGGAGAATTTACTTATACGGTTTGTAAAACTTGTAATACAGAACAGACAAGTGATAATCGAAAACCCGGGACATCAATTCCTAATCGGCATTTTGAAAAAATAGCTAAAGCATTCCATACATTGATTTTTGATTTAGGTTATTTAACAACAGATATTAAACCAGATAACATGTGTATGACAAGAAATAATAGTCATGCACAAGTAATAGATTTTGATGAAGTTCAATTTTTTGATAAAAGATGGAGTCATTTGCGAAATAAAGGACCTGGAAAAGTAAATACTACTGGTATTAATCATAAAAAAGCAGCATTATGTTATATGATATTACAATATATTTCAACATACTACATACATAATTTAGCTTTCAGGCAATTATATAGATCTAGTTTTCAACAATCTACTTTATTCATTAAATCGCTAAAAGAAACATTAAATTATGCCTCAACTATCAAAGGGGTAAATTTAAATTTAAAAAACTTTTTTTGCAATGGTCATGGTGGAAAAGATTTTCGTGATTACTTATCAGATATTGATTTTATAATTGGAAAACCTAAAATAAATGATGGTTGTAACGCCGGAGAACATGATATTCCAGGAAGATTTAGAAAGGGTTGTGCTTATATGTTTCAACATTATCACAGAAGTATTCAAACTCAGATAGGTGGATCATACATTCTTGTATCATTATCTCCTGCAATAGAATTTATTTGCTCAAGAGCAGATTTTTAATTAAACTTTCTGAAAGATAAAATAATTATTCAATGATGATAATAATCTTAATGGTTCCAATTCGGGTTTTATAATATCTAATGCCTTTTCATAATAACCTCCATCTTGTAAAACTTCTTCATCATCTCTAATTTCAGTTAGATTAGCGATTACTTTACCAAAGTCTCCAAAACCTTTTGTAATATTATTTTGTTTAAATATTTTTGAATATCTTTTCTTAACAGTTGGTGACATTAATTTAAAACCATTTTTTTCCATATAATCTTTAAAGAAATCAAAATTTACTAAATATTCTGAAAAGGTTTGTCCAATTGATTCCATAAATACATCTATTTTTTGTCCAAACATAGTATCAATATTTTCAGGATCATAAGTAAAATCTTCAATTTCATAAGCTTTCTTTATTGAATAAATCAATTCACCATTTTCATCTTTGAATTCTTGATCACCTTTTGTTTTTAAAAGATCAAATAATCTACCACCATCATAACATGTTCCTATAAAGAATCCACCTGGTGCAATATTTTCTTTTACATTTGTCATAAATCCTTCAAATGTTCCTTCATCTTCAAAATAATAATGAAATGTAAATTGAGAACTAATTACATCAAATTTTTCTAATCCTAAATTATTATATTTTTTCTGAATATTTTTATATTCTTTTGGAACCGGTTTTCTACCATTAAACAAGATATTTAACATATTTTGTGAATGTGAAATTTCTTTTTCACTTGCTTCAACATTATCATGACAATCTGCTTTCATTATATTTTGACTCGTATCTGCTACTAAAAATGCCGCCATTGGTTTATCTTTTCTTTCATGATAATATCTATAACATGCTTCTGATACATTCGATGATATATCTAATCCTAAAATAAATTTAGGATTAGCATCTCTTTGAATATATTTTTGAATATCGCCACCTCTACCAATAGACATATCTAAAATATTTATTCCACCTGCTTTTTTTACAGAAGAACAAACTCCTACAATTAAATTACTCTTAATATAATTATGTAATTTTCTTAATGATTCTGTAATAGGATTAAAATCAGATGAAACATAATATTTATTCTTTTCATCTTCAGGAGTATTTGATTCAAAATCAAAATCTTTTAATGCAACTTTATTACGAATTAAATCTTCTGTTACAGGATATTTTAAAGTTGACCAAACATTATTTGCTACTACAAAATATTGTGGTTCTGTTTTATCATCTCTAATTCTTAATGGTGTCCATACCATATTATTTTTCCCATCGCTTTCATATCTCATTTCAACAATATCATTATCATTAATTTCTCTACCATCTCTTTCACATATAACTTTCTTATTTGTAATATCAACTGGTATATTTGTTTGATGTAATGATCTTTCCGGATCAGGGTTAAATAAAATTAATTCCCCTTTATCTTCAACTGTATCATCTAAAATTCTCATACAATAATCAAGGGATTTATCATCTTTTTTATCATATTTAACAAGCATCTGGAGTTGTTTATATTTATTTAATATTTCAGAACCATCTTCATTACGAATCGTATATGGAATTTCTTTATCTTTTGTTCTTGATCCAACCTTTTCTTTAATATACCTTACTTGAAAATCAATTGTATTTTCTTCTGGAGGTTTCCATTTAAAATTTCTACTCCATTTACCCCCTATATAATCGGGGGCATCTGTACTATTTTCTGATTTGACAGCATTAAATAATGGTATAAAGATTAAACCGTCTATTCTATATTCATATGCTTTCTTTTCTGCTTTTGTTAAGATATTATTACATCTTGTCAAAAGCATTTTACAATCATTAATATATTTTACAGAACCTATTTCATTTTCACTTACAATTTTACCATAATCATAATGTTTAATACCAATTCTTATACTATTTTCATCTACTTGCATAGTAGTTAATACATTTTGATTAAATTCTTTAATTAATCTATGTCTACAATCAGCTTTAGGAGCATTCAAATAAAATGGGAATTTATGAACATGATTAATTATAGAATTCATTTGTTCATAATAAATATCAAAGATCATAAATAGTTTAATATCTTCGTCATCAACATTTTTAGTAATGTATTCTCCATCAAATATATAATCTTTACCTAAATCAGGAAATTCTACACCTGTATCAATAACTTCCTTTTTAACATTCATTAGATAACCATGATTATCTTTAATATACAATAAATATCTATCACCATCTGCTTTTTCAGTAACAGCATATTTCAATAATATATTATTAGGATTGTTAGGATTTACATCAGAAGTAGATAATGTGATAGGTTGAGGGAGTTGTAATCTTTTTTGTTTTTCAGTTAACTCAAAAGGTCTTCCAGTCCTTCTATCAATTCTTATTTCAGAATGCAATATTCTAAAATAACTATCAAGTATATCATTTTTTTCTTTTATACTCATAATAAATTGAGTATCAAAAATGATTGTATAAATATAATAAAGATGTTCTCCAAATAATTCAAATAATTTTTCAGAAAGTAATTCTTTATCAAGTAAAACTTTCTTTTCTGAGACCCTCGCCCAATCAGGTAATTTTTGACCGGCACCACCGGTCAACACTTCTACTTCTTTTCTTTCTTGTTCTAATTCTTTAATTAATTCTTCTAACCCTTCTTTTTCACCCATATTATCTTCATCAAGATCCTGAATAGCTTCTTGTAAAATTTCTATTTGTCCATCAATTTCATCTAATTTTTCTTCTTTTGTTTTTTTCTCAACTTCTGAAACATCTTTAAAAACTGAAACTTGTTCAGGGATAGGTTTTTCAGGATCATAACCAAACGGAATTGTTTTTTGTGGAAAAGGACTCTTAGAAATATCTACTTGACCATATCCCAATAAATCAACAGGACTTAATAATCCATAAGCATTCGGTGATTTTTTTAAATATAAATTATATGGTGATTCATATTCTTTATCATCAAGAATATCTTGATAAAATTTATCAATACTTTTAGTTCCATCAGATTTTGTTTGGGAACCAATATATTCAATTTCTATTTCATATCTTTCTTTCTTCATTAATATTTGTGAACCTTTAAAAGTTTTTGAATAAGTTCTTTCATTATCGTTTGGGGATTTAACGATCGTTAAATCAAATCTAAATAATTTATCATATGTTACAAAACTATATCTTTTCTTATAGCGAAAATGTTTATTTTTTTCTGAATAATCCATTAATGTTTCAAGGACTTCCGGATTATCTTCTTCTAATGGTACTTCAGATTTAATATTGATTCTATAATCATAATCAGAATTATTTAGTTTGTAAGTATATTCAGGAGCATCACCTATTTTTTCTTTATATAATTGTTTTTTCACAAATACTTTATCAACAACATCTAAAGAATCAGTTTTACAATATTTCTTAATATCTTCAAGTCCATTAATTGTAATACGAACATCTGAAAATCTCCTTCCATTAAGACATCTAATATCTAATGTATGTTCTTCATAATTAAAATCATTAAATTCTTTTAGTTTATTTAAAACTCTTAAGAATGTTTTCTTATCAATCAATTTTTGATCAATAACACATTCATATTCAAGTAATTCATTATTTAATGATTGTTTAAAATAATTCATAATAACACCTTTATCTATAAAACCAAAAGAATCGCTTAAAATTTTTGTTGTCATTTTGTATATTATTATATATTATAGTTTTTTTAAATTAATTATCAAATTTATTTTCTTTATCATATAAAATGAAAATATTAACCATTGGTACACATAATAAAGGTTACTATGATATTTTACAAGAGTCATGTAATCGTAATAATTTAGAATTAATAAATTTAGGTTGGGGTAAAGTATGGAAAGGTTTTACAATGAGATATGATTTAATGGATGAATATTTAGATAAACAAGAGGATAATGAAATTATAATGTTTATTGATGCTTATGATGTTTTTTTATTAGAAGGTGAAGAAGAAATATTAAAAAAATTTTATTCTTATAAAAAAAATATAGTGTTTGGTTTACAAAATGGTTTGTTCCCAACATTTACTTTTACAAAATGTGATGGTAATGTCCTTTGTGGAGGTTCTTATATGGGGTTTTCAAAAAGTATAAAAGAACTTTTAAAAACATTAAAAAATAAAGAATTATATAAAAAATATAATAATGATGATCAAGAATTATTAAATAATATGTGTGTTCTTCATAGAGGTTATTTTAATGAAAATGTAGCTTTCGATTTAGAAATGAAATTATTTTTTATAACAGATGCAACATTATTTATAACACCTAGTTATATTCTCAATGGTGATATTGGATTAAAAATAAAAGATAATAAATTATTAAATCTTAATGATTTACAACCAAGTGTTGTTCATTTGGCAGGAAATGTTAGTGGAAAAAAATATTTAGAATATTTAAATTATGATATTTCTTCGTTAAAAGAAACAGATATATCTTTTAAAGCTAAACAAACATATTTTATCATAAAAAATACTTTTCATAAAAAATATGTTAAATATATATCTATTTTAGTTATTTTATTGTATATTTATTCAAAGTTTCGTAAGATTAATTTCATCGTATAATTCTTTCTTTGTTTTCTTTTTACCATTTGTTTTTGTTAAAACCAAATTATTTTCTTTTGCAAGATTAATTATTTCATCTGCTTTATAAGAAGAAATAGGCTTTAATGAAAGATTATAAATCATATTATCTGGTTTAATATCAAAATGTATAACTTTTGATAATGAATAATAAGCATCATCAACATGTCCCATTTTTTCATCAATACTATCAAATACATTTATATCTGGTGTTTCATTTAATATAGTAAAATGACCATCATTATAAAGAACAAATACTTTTTCTTGATCTTTTACACCAGTTTTAAAATATTTTGTCAAATCATTTAATTTATTACAAATGATAATATTAATACCATAATAATCATTATAAAAGAGTATCGATGACAACTGATTAGAATTTTGAAGAGAATTACAGATAAGATTTTTATTAAATTTTCTTTTATTGTAATTATAATTATCATAATTCAAATCTAAAAATGTTGATAATTCCAATGATTTCTTCACAACATAATTACTTTTTTCTGATTTTTCAAGAATCTGATAATTATAATCTTTCAATGAAAGAATAATTTCAAAGATATTTTTAGTTTTAAGAATATTAGTATTTACTTTTTCTTCATTCTCACCCTGCGTATAGTTATTTATTTCAATTTTATTAGCATAATTGTCAGTATTATCTCTGAATGTAAGAAAGTGTTCCATATTATAATTAGTTTAAATTTAATACTTAAATATTATTCAAATTTATAATTTTTTGATAAATTAATAATTTCTTTTTCGTCAGAAGTAAAATCATTTAATAAGATATCAGAATATTTAATTTCTTTACCTACTTTATTTGATTCTTGAATTGTTAAATAATCTTTTATATCTTCTTTATCAAAATAATCATAATCGTTATTTTTTTCAATGATATTAAATATTAATTTATATAATTCGTTAATAATCTTATCATTCAATTTACTAATATTTATCAAAAAACCATTATTATTCTCAGAATAAATAATTCTGTAAAAAAAAACAAAATCTATTATTTTCTTATGATTTTCAATTAAATTTATATTTTTAGAAATATAAATACTTTTTTCATCAACCGTTAAATCTGTCATACAATAATGATTATAATAAATATGTTTTTTTAACTTATTGAGGTTCAGCTACAATTTGTATCTTTTCATGACCAAATTTGATACGACAACCAAGTATTTTAACATTTAATTTTTGTCCTTTTGTAATACTATTAATATCCCTTTTACCTTCAGTAAAATATTCA